ATCCTTTGAACATTTCTGTATCCATATCAAAAGCAAAAATCGCACCTTCTCCAAAATAGTAATTATATTGAACCCCAGCCGGACGAGGAACTAATAATCCTGCATATAACATACCAATTTGATTTTGTGTCATGCTTTCAGCACTAACAAAAACTAAACATGTCATATCAAGATTATCTATTAAATTTAACCTAACATTAGGAAACAAATTATCCCAAATATTAAAAATATTTTCCCTCGTTCCATCCCAATGATTCTGCGCTATTTTTGCCTTAACTAAAACTCTATAATCATCATCATTTAATTTATTCGTACCATCGGACAAAACAAAATCGACATATCTATCAACCCCAACTATTTTTCCAATAATATCCAATTGATTTCCTACTGCATAATCTAAATCGAAATCATAATCATAATTTAACAAACATTCTGCTACATCAAACAATGGTTTTAATAAATTTGATACAAAATTTATATATTTTTCTTTTGTTCTATGTTGTGAAGTTATAACATTTAAATATTTTTCACTATTTAAAACATCAGAGATCATTTTTACACCTCATTTTTAATAACAGTAATTAATGACACATCGGTAGTTAAAAGTTGAAACATTGAAGCTTCTACTTTTTGACTATTATCTACTAATACTGAATTTACAAAAAATGAAGGTGAAGAAATATCTCCCGAAGCAGACAAAATGGCATAGTATAAATTTGAAGCATACAATGTTTGCCCTATAGATAATTCTGAAAATTCTTGAACAATATTATTTTTTATATCAGCCTCAACTGCATCTGTAAAATTACTTAATTTTGTAATAGTAACAGAAACATTAACATTTTTATATTCTGGCCTTGAAAAAGAAATTTCAAGTTCTTGCTCTGAAGAAGTTGTTATTTTAACCTTTGTTGTGCCAAAAGTATCAGTGCCAGGTGTTTTTTTATTAAAAATAATATTAGCAATTTCATTTTCATCTCCACCCTCAACTACAAGTGCTATAGAATGTGGTGGCAATCCTAATTCATCATAATCTGACGTAAAATTTTCATATCCTTTAATTCTTACAACATTATTTAAAGCTTCTACATTTGCTAATATACTATCAAGAACTGTTAAAGCAGATCCTGAAGTTGCTTTAAATAGCCTTTCTCTTAATTCACTATCTGTTTCAATATCAGAACCAATTGTAGCCGGATATTTATTAGTCACACTTTCCCAACCTGAAGTTGGTGTATTAATTTTATTAATCGTACCAATTGGCGCCTGAATTGCTCCATAATCAACGCAAGAAGAAGTAACATCTATTTCACCAGATTCAGGAATTTCAAATTCTTTTTCTAATTGCCAAATATACCCGTTAACATCAATGGCCGATCCATAACTAACAATAGTTCCAGGTGCACCTTTACATGTTAACAGTGCGGCACTTGATATTCCAGACTTTCTCTTAATCCCCATATAAGACGCAACTCTATCAAGAGCTACTCCTATAGCTGTATCTGGATTATGCGAATTATAATCTAATATCAAACATTGGCAAATATCATAAAATAATAAACTAAAAGTAGATAAAAATTGATAATCTTGCGAATCTTCCGCTAAATATATATCATCACCATATATACTTTTAGTTTGCTCTATAAAATAATCTAAAACATCTTGATAAGATGGAACAATTAATCCTGACGCATCAATTGTAGGTGGAAAATAAGCCATTTTTATTTACCCCTTATAATTCTATTTCAACTTTAATTAATTCTCCAAAATTAGTTTCAAGTTCGCAATATAACATATAACTACGTGACACATTATCTATTTCACTTTTAAAAGTTACTATAGTTTCTACATTTTCAACTTGTAAAATCCTATCTCTTATTATTAAATCTATCGCAATTTTAGATTCTAACGTAGCATTAATGCCTAAAATAGACTGAAAAAACGGCGTTCCTTCATTTACATCTTCCCACCATTCGCCTTTTAATAACTTAATTTTAGTCACAACAGCCTGTGCAACTGCTTCGTTATCTTTTAAAAACCCTTGTTCATTCAGTCCGAAAACATAATCCCCATTTACATCCATTTTTCTATACTTCATATTTTTTACCTAAACCCAAGTAGAAGTTGTATAGACAGAATCACCTATTACTACATTATGCCTATGATTATTTATATTTATATCATTAACATAAATTCCATCATCTTTAATTTCAAATTGCGTACCTTTATAGTTTAATTTTATAGAATCACTATTAACATTTTTTAATTTACGCGGCTGTGACATTTGACAAGGTAAACAAAAACAATCTGATAAATCATGTCTTCTTTCTTCAAATTGTGCTTGTATTCCTCCTGACTGCCACCAAGAATCTATACAAGTATCTGAAAAAAATAACAAACATTCATCGTTTACTTCTAACGGGAATGTTATACTAATATCATTACCGCTACTCAGATAAACAATTGGAATATCAAAAATTTCTGGCAACTGAAAAGATTTTACTTCTTGCGTAGCAAATTTAATATTCTCTTTTATAACAGGCTGTGCGGTAACAGTCATTTCGTCATAATTTATCGACTTAATGATTGCCGGACAACAACATCTTAAATCAAAAAAAATTTGCTTTTTTAATTCTTGTAAATTTTGCAACGATCCGCCAGATAACTCATTTGTACCAAGTAAAGATTTTCCTGTAACATCTCCAAAAGTTATATTTTTTTCTGACATTTTATCACCTCGTTACTTTATATAAAGTTTTAACAGATTTTATCATGCCTGTAAAACCAGCATAGGAACAATCACCTGTTTTAGCAACTTTAGGACTACTTTTTTTTAATTGATTCTTGTCAACTATAAACTCTATTTGAGAACCATCATGTACACAATATTTATGAAGCGCATCAGTATCTCTATCTGCTTTTGAATCTCCAATAAAAGCATAAAAGGTTTTTCCACCTGTAAGCGTTATTTTTAACTTTGTTCCAGTATAGCCATAATATGTGCCCATAGCCACCATGTAATATGGTGTATTTGAATAACTATCTGCTATTCTTCTTCTAAAACCCTGAGAATCAGTATAAGATCCTCCATCGTGCTGATATTTATATTGCATAGACGATTTAGAACTTAAACTCGTCCAATATTCAAAAGATTTAAAAGATGTTGCACCAGAAACACCAGAGTTACCATATGATTCAATGTTATAAGTGTCTCCATTACCTGTAGTATCAGTAAATCCTGAATTTCCCACAAGCTCTGCAATAATTTGCGGGATTGCTCCTGCTTGATTGGTGGCTGTACAATTTGTATACCAATTTTGCCCTCTTGTATCCCCAGAAAACTCAACTTTAATAATTCTATATAAATTATCCTGATCTAAAGTATAGACAACAGAATTGCCATCTGAATACTCTTGTTCTACGATTTGATCATTAGGAATATTTACCAAACTATATAAAGTTATTCTCGGATTTAATAAACATTGAAAAGAAATACCCTCAGCGTTTTGTTGCGGACTACCGATTAAACCCGAACTGCTATTTAAATGAATTATTTCATTTTCTGAAATATCATTAAAACTAACTAAATTTACTTTTCCAGAATCAGTATAAAAATTAGCATTTGATGTAGCGGCAAGTTGATCTAAAAAATCTCTCGATTTTCCAAAAACAACTTTCCCTCTAATATATTTCGCTGTATTAAATGAAGATGAAATAGAATTTAATTGTACCGGATTTGTCGAAACATTACAAATATTTTTTGCCACATCTCTTTTTGACATCCCGCGCGTCATTGTATAACTTATAAATCCACTATTTAAAAACCTTTCACAATCCATTGTAATTAAAGTTAAATAATAATCTACTCCATTTTCTACGCCTCTTATTCCTTGAATAACGTCCCCATCATATATTAAACCAAATAAACCTTCATAACCAGCTTCTATTGTTACTCTATTACAATTTACCATCAAATCATTTTCTGTTTCTGTATTTAAATTATAAATTGTAACTGTACCTGTATTTGCTTCTCTTGTTAAAGATTTTGAAACATCAAACACAATATGTAAATCCGATAAATCTAACCCTGTACCGTCTTCTCTAAAAACCATAATTCTATATTTTCGACCATATAAATAATTTCCCGTCTCACTTATACTATTTTCATTAACAATTACTCTTTCATAAGTATACTCATAATTATCTTGTAACGAAAGTCCGCTACCTCCAAATGCTGTGCCAGAAACAAGACCCGTATTTTCTAAATAAGGCTGAGGATCCAAAATATAATTAGTATTTCTACTAACACTCCAAAACTGAGAATACGGTACATTTCTAATTTCAAAATGTAAATGTGAACCTGTAGACCTTCCAGTACTCCCCATTTTACCTATCACGTCTCCAGCAGTAACAAATGAACCTACAGAAGTAGAAAAAGCACTTAAATGTGCATAAAGTGTGCAAAACTTATATCTTTGATGCTCTAAAATAATATAATTTCCATACCCATCCGGATCATTTCCAAAATATTTAACCACACCACCTTGAGCGGCATATATATTACTGCCTTTCGCACCTGGCATGTCTAAACCATAATGAAAACTACTTCCTCTCATACCAAATTTTGAAGAAACAGAATAATTTTGAACCGGAATACAATTAATTGAAACCGCCACTTTCTACCTCTCCTTCGCTATAGTATCTATACTCTGTATCACCCCAAATTAATTTAAATTCTGCACCCAATTGTTTTTCGTTTGGATAATCATTATTTACATTAGAAGATTTTAAAACCATAATGCTACCGATCATTTTATAAGCAAATTGTTTTAAAATATTTCCAGAACTTAAAATACTACCGCCTGTAACAAGTGGTATATTTGATATTATTATATTTTGAAAAGTATCCATAATAGTCATTAACCAATATTGACACACTTCACTATATGTAAATTTCAAAAAATAAAAATGTTTTTTTTCATCAAATGTAACCTCTACTCTTGCTAACTGATTAGGAAGAGATTTTAACGGTATATTATTCACCATTTTAATTAAACCTCTTTTTTTATCTTCCAAGATAATTAGAAATCATATATAACAAACTTTCATCACTTAACGATTCAGCTTGAATTGTTCCCGAATTATTTGTAGTTGTAGTTTGCTCCCTTTTACTTATTTTTACCGTTTTTTCTGAAGCAACAAGTAATTCTTGCATCGTAACAGTACACTTTAAACCATTTACATTGGACAAATCATCTTGTACAGATAAATTTGTAATCATCATATTCTGATAAGTTTCAATACGCGTATGTACCTGAAAAGCAAGTCTTTGTTTTTGTATTTCTCTTAAAATTCTATATGCCGCCGTAGACCTGGTGTAACTTATACCTTGAAACTGCGTTTCCTTCATTCCTGACATTGCATCAGACATTTTCACAGTCATAGTAACCTCTATCGGCTCAATATAAGCGTGATCTGCTATCGAAGCACCTTTCTGCACCTGATGAGAAGTTAAAACAGTATTTACATTATGCGCAACATCTAAAAATCCATCAAAAAAATATCCTGCTATATTTGTTTTTACTAACAACAATTCGGAATCAGTTATATCCTGCCACGGTAATTTAATTGGTAAACCATTTGCCATTTTTATTTTTACCTCACAACAGAAGAAATATTCATTGCTTCAAGTGCTCTTTTTGTATATTTATTTATTTCTCTTAGCGCATTATCATCTACGCTACCTTTTACATTTACATTTTGTTCATAGCTAACATTTAATTGTCTTGCCGCTTCTTTATCACCCAATAAAGCTCTGACTCTCATATTTTCAGCAGAAGAACCATCAAAAAACATATTTTTTAAAGTTTTTACAAATCCTAAAGAACTACTTAAAGGATCTCTGCCTGTTATAGCTTCTTTTCCAAGTGCCGCAAGAGATACCCCTTCTGGATCTTCGGAATCAGTTAAACCTAAAAAATCAGTACCTTTTTTTACATAAGGAAACACTTTCTCATCAAACCAATCAAATATATCTTTTAACCAACCAAACATATCTGAAAAAATA